GCAACCTGAAGGACCCGGCATCGCTCGACGTCATCGAGTGGAGTTCGGTCGTTGCCGGGCCCGACAATGGTTTTCTGGTCAGGGTCAAGTACCGCGCGAAGAACAGCTTTGGCGGATACGCCATTGAACAGAAGGTGTTCAGGCTGAACGCAAGCGGCGATGTGGTCGCTGTTGCTGATGCCGCCGACCAATAAGTAAAACGCTTTACTCAGCCTGCAAGCCCCTGCAGGCCAACACTCAAGGCTCTTTCTCAAGAGTCTTTTTTGTTGCCCTCAGGAGCCTGCAATGTCTCTCAAATCCCATATCCCTTTGTGGCTGCGCGCGCCGCGCAACAGCCTGTTTCTGCTGCTGGCAATATTGCTGCTGGTGGTGATTGCTGTGGCCAAGCCGGTGCAGTTGCCGGTGGTGGCGTACAAGGCGGCGCTGGTGGCACTGGCCGCCGTGATGGGCTACTGGCTCGACCGTGCTTTGTTCCCCTACGCGCGGCCCGATTCGTACCTGTGGCGCGATTGGCGCAAGGGCACGGACGAGCCTGAGGGGGAGGTGGATTTCCCGCTTGCCAATGTGGCGTACATGCCGGCGTTTTGCGCCGCGCAGCTGCGCCGGGCGCTGGTGGTGGGCGGTGTGGTGCTGGGTGTGGCAGCGGGGCTGTGATGCGCAGCGCCCTCAAGGACTTTGCCCTGGCGGTGCTGCTGGTGGCGCTGTGCGCACTGGCCGCGCTGCTGCCGCCCCTGGCCCAGGCGCAGGCGCAGGCGAGCGCGGCGCCCAGTGCAAACGCGCCGCAGAGCACTCCGCAAGCTGCGCAGCAGTACCGGGCGCTGCTGGTGCGCACCGCGCACATGGCCTGGGGGCTGGACGCCCCGATTGCCGTGTTTGCCGCCCAGGTGCACCAAGAGAGCGGCTGGCGGCCTGGCGCCGTGAGCCAGGTGGGCGCGCAGGGCCTGGCCCAGTTCATGCCCGCCACCACGCGCTGGATTGGCGGCATTGACCCCGCCCTGGAGTCGCGCCAGCCCTACAGCCCGGCCTGGGCGCTGCGCGCGCTGGTCACCTATGACCTGTGGCTGTTCGAGCGCACCCCGCCGCAGTACGGGGCGTTTGACCGCATGTGGGTGGCGCTGCGCGCCTACAACGGCGGGCTGGGCCACTGGCAACGCGAGGCGGCGAACACCGGGCTGGCGCAGCCGACCCGTGCCCAGGTGGATGCGGCTTGCGGCAGCGCCCGCCGTGCGGCCGTGCATTGCCGCGAGAACCTGGGCTACCCGCAGCGCATTTTGGTGCTGATACAGCCGCGCTATGCGGCGTGGGGGCCGGGCGTATGAAGGCCGCTCTGAAGGCCCTGGGCGTGGTGCTGGTGCTCACGGCCGCCGCCATGTGGTGGGGGTACGCCACGTATTGCGGGGTTCACCCGCACGGGCTGTGCTGACCATGGGCCTGCGCATTTTTGCCGCTGCCGTGCTGCTCGCCGCCGCTGTGTGGGGCACGCTGGCCTGGCGCTCGCACCTGGTGGCCACGGGCGATGCGCAGGGCGCCGCGCGTGTGCAGCAGGCCTGGGACGCGCAAGAGAACGAGCGCAACGCGGCAACTGCCCGCGACAACGCCACCAAGTTTCGCAATGCCGAAAGGACCGCCCATGAAGACGCCCAACGCGAGGCCACGCGCCGCGCTCGTGATGTTGTTGCCGCTGCTGCTGTGCGCAGCCTGCGCGCCGAGATTGCCCGCCAGGGCAGCCGCCCCGATCCCTACCCAGCAGGAGATGCCGGCCGTGCCGCCTGCGCTAGCGAAGCCCGTACCGCCCGAGAGCTTTTCGGAGAGAGCGCTGGCGCGTATCAAGAGCTGGCAGCAGAGGCTGACGGACTCCGCGACCAAGTGACGGGCCTGCAGGATTTCGCCCGCGATGTGTTCGGGGCGGGCAAAGCGGGGGGCGCTGTTGACTGACGACATCGACCGCGCCCAGGCGCGCGAGGCCGAGATGCTCGCCGACGCGCTGCGCGACCAAGCCCGCCGCGCGGGCCTTGCGGGCAAGACGGCTGCCGATTCGGCCACGTATTGCGAGGGGCGCGGCTGCGGCAAGGAAATACCGGAGGCGCGGCGGCGCGCCGTGCCAGGGTGCCAGCTGTGTGTGGCGTGCCAGGGCAAGCGCGAGAAAAAGAAAGGCCTTACATGATTTTGCAGATCGATTTTTGGCAGTTGCTTGGTTTTTGCGCGGCGCTGCTGTCGGGGTTTGCCGCACTCATCTTTGGCGCCGGCCGGTTGATTGCGGCGCAGTTCGAGTCGCGCATCGAAGAGCGGTTCGTCGTCATGAGCGAGGCGAATAAGGCCCAGGAGACACGCTCTACCGAGCGCTTTGATGCGCTGCAGCGCTTTGATGTGCTGCAGGCCCAGAACATCACGGCGCTGGAGCGTGACTTCCTGCGCTTTCAGGCCGACTTGCCGCTGCACTACGTGCGCCGAGAGGACTACGTGCGCGGCCAATCTATCGTGGAGGCCAAGCTGGACGGCCTGGCGACCAAGATCGACAACGCGCAGTTGCGCGCATCCATGACCGAGAGAGGGAGCCCATGAGCACCGCCATCGACACCGCCCGCATTCGCCGCGAGAACCTGCGCTGGCTGATCATCCTGACGCTGAACAATGCCCGTCCGATCGGTGCGTTTGAAGGCCCGATTCTGAGTGTGGCGCAGTCTGAATACCCGGACGCGACACCCCTGGAGCTGCGGCGCGAGCTCGATTACCTGAGCGCCCGCGAGTTGGTGAAGGTGGATAAGCAGCCTTCGGGCCGATGGTTCGCCGAGCTGAGCCGTATTGGCGTTGACTTGGCCGAGTACAGCATCGCCTGCGAGCCCGGCATTGCCCGGCCTGCGAAGTACTGGTAAGCCATGGGCCGCAAAAGCAGCATCGACCGGTTGGACCCGGAGATCAAGGCGTACATCCAGGCCATGCTGGCTGTGGGCAGTGTGACGCTGGACGAGCTGATCGCAGACCTGCAGGAGCGCTACCCGGTGGCGTCGCAGTCGGGCGACTTGCCCAGCCGCTCTGCGGTGGGGCGCTATGGGCAGAAGCTGGAGCGCCGGCTGTCGGCCATTCGCGCCAGCACCGAGGCCGCCAAGATCATTCAGCAGCACGCGGGCGACAACAAGGACGCCCGCAGCGAGGCGCTGACGGCGATGGTGCAGACCGAGCTGTTCGAGGCCATCCTGGCGCTGCAAGAGGCCGATGAGGCGGGGCCGGACGGCGAGAAGATCGACCCCGGCGAGCGTGTGGCTCTGCTCAGCAAGGCGGCAAAGAACATTGCGACGCTGACGCGTTCCAGCATCAACCTGAAGGAGTTTCAGGCGAAGGTGGAGGAGGCTACGCGCAAGAAGCTGCTGACCGAGCAGGAGGCCAACTTGCAGGAAGTCGCCAAGGCCCAGGGAATGGACGAAGCCCAGGTGGACTTCTGGCGCCGCAAGTTCCTGGGGATCGGGCAATGAGCATCTTGCATCGCATCCCGCGCGCGGAGTTGGAGCGCCAGTTCACGCACTATGGTTGGTTCCTCGGCTTGGTGCCTGTGTACATCGCCAATCCGGACTCCGAAGGCCCCGTGGTGTCTGAGCGCAACTGGGTGCCTGAATGGTGGTTTACGCTGGCAGAGGCGCTGTTCGCGATGTTCTGTCTGGTCAGTCAGTGGCATGACCCCGCGTTCGAGCCCGCCTTCCCCATGCTCATTTCTGGACCCATCAAGCAACGGGGCTCTTGATGCACGCTATCAAGCCCCTCGCCACCACCCTGCGCACGCTGGAATGGGAAGACCTCCCAGCCAGCGTGCGCAGCATTCCTGAGGGCTTCAACCCGCTGGACGACGGCGTGCTGATGAAGCACCAGCGCGAGGTTGCGGCCATTCAGTCGGCGATCATCGCGGTGCCCAAGGGGCGCCGCACCGGGATCACCTTTGGAACCATGCTCAACAAGACGTTGGTGGCCGCTGCGCGCAAGAGCGCGGGGGGCGACAACGTTTACTACATTGGCGACACGAAGGAAAAAGGCCTTGAGGCCATTGGCTACTGCGCCAAGTTCGCGCGTGTGATCGCCCAGGCCCAAGGCCAAGGCGTTTCAGGCGTGGAAGAGTTCCTGTTTGAAGACCAGGACGATGGCGGACGGACGCGGCACATCACGGCGTACCGAATCCGCTTTGCCTCGGGCTTCCAGGTGTGCGCGCTCTCCAGCCGCCCGGCGAACATCCGGGGCCTGCAGGGCCATGTGGTGATTGATGAAGCGGCCTTCCACCCGGACGTGCAGGGCGTTCTCGATGCCGCCACCGCGTTGCTGATCTGGGGCGGCCAGATCACGGTTATCAGCTCGCACAACGGCAAGAGCAACCCGTTTGCGCAGTTCTGCCGCGACATCGAGGCCGGCCGCTACGGCGCCGATGCCACGGTGGTCACCATCACGTTTGACGACGCGGTGGCCAACGGCCTGTACGAGCGGGTGTGCTTTATGAAGGGCACCCCGCCCACGGCAGAGGGCAAGAAGGCCTGGTACACAAAAATCCGCAACGGCTACGGTGTGCGCAAGGCCGCCATGCGCGAGGAGCTGGACGCCATCCCCCGCGATGGCAATGGCGTGTGCCTGCCTGGTGTGTGGATTGAGCAAGCCATGGTGCTGGCGCCCGAGTGCGTGCTGCGCCTGACGCTGGATGAGGACTTTGTGCGCAAGTCGCCCATTGAGCGCGAGGCCTGGGCAGCCGACTGGATCGATCGCTACCTCGCACCGGCGCTGGCAGCACTGGACCCGCGCGAGCGCCATGTGTTCTCGCACGACTATGCGCGGCACCGCGACTTTTCTAGCTGGGGGGCGACGGCACTCGCTTCCGGCATGCGCCGGCGCGTTCCGCTGTCCATCGAGATGCACAAGGTGCCTTATGCGCAGCAGCGGCAGATCACCTGGTATGCCATCGAGCGCTTGCCGCGCCGTTGCGGCGGCGCCATGGACGCAACCGGCTCGGGCGAGGCGCTGGCCGAGGAAACGGCGGACAAGTTCGGGCATTCCCACGTGCACCAGGTCAAGCTCAATCGGGCTTGGTACGGCACCTGGATGCCCAAGCTGGTGCAGGGTTTTGAAGACGGAATGATCGAGATCCCGGCTGATCCGAACTATGCCCAGGATCTGCGGGCCATCGAAGAGGTGGACGGCATCGCAATGGTCGCCAAGGCACGTCGGGCCGACGTGAAGGACCCCGACCTGTTCCGCCACGGCGATGCCGCCGTGATGCTGGCCCTTGGCTGGTTCGCCACGCTGAACCTCAATGCCCCAATCGACTACATCCCCGTTCCCGGGCATTCGCGCGGGTTCGACAACGCAACCACATCGCACGCCGACCTGGACTTCCCCATGCCGGAGCCAGGCGGCTGGTAAGGAGCACGAAGCATGGCAAGAATCCTGGGGCCAGACGGCCAGCCGATCAGCAGCGAGGCGCTGGCGCAGCCGCAGACGTCGCACTATTCACACCTGCAGCGCGAGCTGCAGACGCACCCGACGCGCGGGCTCACGCCCTCAAAGCTCGCTTCCATTCTTGACCAGGCCGAACAGGGCGAGTTGCAGGCGCAGTTCGACCTCTACGAAGACATGGAGGAAAAAGACGGCCACATTGCCGCCGAGCTGGGCAAGCGCCGCCGCGCGCTGCTGGTGGACTGGAGCGTGGTGCCACCCGACAACCCGACCCCGCTGGAGAAACGCAATGCCGAGCAGCTTGCGGCGATGTTGGAGGAGATTGCCGACTTCGAGGATGTGCTTTTTGATGTGACGGATGCGATCGGCAAGGGCTTTTCCTGCTGCGAAAACGAGTGGCACAAGCCGGGCAAGTTCTGGCTACCCAAGACGATCACGCACCGCCCGCAAAGCTGGTTCACCGTGCACCGCGGCTACCGCCAGGAGCTGCGGCTGCGCAGCAACACCACGGTGGACGGCATCGTGGGCGAGCCGCTGCAGCCCTTCGGCTGGATCACGCACGTGCACAAGGCCAAGAGCGGCTACCTGGAGCGCACGGCCATGTTCCGCCAGCTGGTGTGGCCCTATCTGTTCAAGAACTACAGCGTGGGCGACCTGGCCGAGTTCTTGGAGATTTACGGCATCCCCGTGCGCATCGGCAAATACCCCAGCGGCGCCAGCGAACAGGAAAAGATGACGCTGCTGCGCGCCCTGGTGGGCATTGGCCACAACGCGGCCGGCATCATTCCGAGCGGTATGGAGCTGGATTTTTTGGATGCGGCCACCGGCGATCCCAAGGCTTTCGAGTTGATGCTCAACTGGTGCGAGCGCACGCAGTCCAAAGTGATCCTGGGCGGCACGCTGACCAGCGGGGCAGACGGCAAGAGCAGCACCAATGCACTGGGCAACGTGCACAACGAGGTGCGCAAGGACCTGCGCGACAGCGACATCCGGCAGATCTGCAGCACGCTGACGCGCGATTTGCTGTATCCGATCGCTGTGCTCAACGGGCTGGCGCCCGATGGCATGCGCCGTTGCCCCGTTTTCCGCCTGGACGTGGGCGAGACCGAAGACATGACGGCCTACGCGGAGGCGCTGCCTAAGCTGGTGGATATCGGCGTGCAAATCCCGGTGCAGTGGGCTCAGGAGAAGCTGGGCATTCCGCAGCCGGAAAAGGGCGAGCCCGTCTTGCAGGCGACTTCCCCGGCCATCTGGCGGCAGGGCGTGGCGGCAGCTTCGGGCCGCGCACCGTTTCCAGGTCATTTGTGGGGTGTGGCCGCCGCAGCAGGGCAGATTCCTGTAGAGCAGCAGGCGCCGAGCCCGCAGATGGCCATGCAGGCGCAGCTCGCGGCCAATGTGAAGGCGCCGGCTGCGGCCTGGGTGGACAAAATCCGAGAGCTGGTGGCGCAGGCCACGAGCCTGGAGCAAATCCGCGACGGCATTGCGGCGCTGGACCCGAATATGAGCCTGGACGACTACGCGGCCGCCATGGCAGAGGCGCTGGCCGCCGCCCAGTTGGCCGGCCGCTATGAGGTTCTGCAGGAGGCGGGTGGAAATGGCTGATGTGGCCTATGGGAGCCTGCCGTTCCGGGAAATGATCGCGTTTTTCCGGCGCAAACTGAACCTCACCACCGAGTCGTGGCTCGACGTGTACGCGGCCGAGCACGAGTGGTCGTTTGTGGTGGCTGGGGCGAACCGAGACGCCATCGTCCGGGATTTTCGCAGTGCGGTAGACAAGGCCATTGCCGATGGCACCACGCTGGAGACGTTCCGCAAGGACTTCGACGCCATCGTTGCCCGCCATGGCTGGGACTACAACGGCGGGCGCGACTGGCGCACGCGCGTAATCTATGAGACCAACCTCAACACCAGCTACGCGGCGGGCCGTTGGGAGCAGCTGCAGGCCGCCCCGTTCTGGATGTACCAGCACAGCGACTGGGTGCAGCACCCGCGCCACCAGCACGTGGCCTGGGATGGGCTGGTGCTGGCGCGAGACGATCCGTGGTGGCAGACCCACTATCCACCCAACGGCTGGGGGTGCCAGTGCAAGGTAATCGGCCTGTGGCCGCGCGACCTGGCGCGCATGGGCAAGAGCGGACCGGATCGGGCGCCCGAGGTGAGCTGGGTGGAGCGTGTGGTCGGCAAGTACAGCCCGAGCGGCCCGCGCGTCGTGACGGTGCCGCAAGGTATCGACCCCGGCTTCGAATATGCGCCTGGCCGCGACAGGTGGCGCCAATACCGCGAGGAGGCGTAATGGCTGGCAATCGCATGGGGGTGGACTTTGATGGCAAGGCGGCAACGGAAAGCCTGCGCGGCCTGTTGGCGGGCATCGAAAACCCGGCGCCGCTGCTCGCCGAGCTGGGCGAATACGCGCTGCGCACCACCCGCGGGCGCTTCAAATCTGAGACAGCACCGGACGGAACAGCATGGGCCGCTCTACAGCCTTGGTACAAAAAGGAAAAGTCACAGAACAAGAACCGCGTACTCACCTTGCGCGGGTTCTTGCGTGGGCAGCTGGTGTCGCAGGTGGTCGGTGGCAAGTCCGTCGAGGTGGGAAGTAACCTGATCTATGCGGCCGTACACCAGTTCGGCGGCACCATCAAGCCCAAGAGCGCAAAGCTGCTTGCCTTCCGTGGCCACGTCGCCAAATCTGTGGAGATTCCGGCCCGACCCTATTTGGGCTTGTCAGACGCGGACCAACACGAGCTGGTGGAGCGCACGCTGGACTGGCTGAGGAGCCGCCTATGAGCAACCCCTGCATGATTCTGGAGGCTTCTGACGCAGACCAGTGGGCGCCATTTCACGGTTGCCGCCGCATCCGGGACGATAATCGCCCCACGATCCTGCATCCCTCCCGTGAGATCGCCGAGGCGGAAGCGCTGCGCCTTGCGCAGGCCCACCCTGGCCGGCTGTTCGTCGTCTTTGAGGCCGCGACTGCAGGCCGCTCGCTGAAGGTGCCGACCCACATCACCTTGGGCGGGACCGTGGTGGCCGAGCGCTGGATGCCCGGCCTGGTGCAAATCGGAGAGGACGAATTGCCGTTCTGACCGTCGTTCACAACTTTCGCAGCAGGAAAATGGTTTGCACAATTCCAGCCCGCGACATCCCGCCTTGTGCCCAAAAATCCCGATTTATCGCGCCGCCCCCCCTTTCTTTATCTCACTCTCGTTCACGCGGGGTGGTGCGCACGCGCCGCCGAGACAGTATCAGAGCGCTTGGCCGATGCGGCCCAGACGCGGCGCCCAATTCTTCAGGATATCCACCG